TAATACCATCGGTTGAGCTTTATTCTTTGCTTCCTTTCCTATATAAATATTCTCTGATTCAATAACTGAGAATCCTTTATTCGTTATTGTTAAATTCTTACCAGCTCCAAAGTTAATATTACGAAATGCTGAAACTGTAAAATCATTGTCTTGTGCATCAAATGTTATTCTATCAGAAAACATTATTATTTGATCAAAATCAGTTTGCAGTTCAGCTTCGTTTTCTACTGTTCCAAAATCGATATTAAATATATCTTCACGAGCTTCTTCTCCAGGTTCACCATCATTACCAAAGTTTATAAGATATCCTGGATATTGTCCTTCTTGTATATTTTGATATCCCGCTCCTATTCTTTTATCACTTGATAATAAATTATAACCATCAATATTATCAGGTATTGATCCTAATGATAACATACCTAAAACAGAACCATTGTTTCCACTTGAACTATTATTTCTAAATATACTGTATGGATTTATAAATCTATAACCAAGTTGAATTGAATTACCATGTCTGCCTTCAAGAGTTAAATCGGATGTATTGGATTCTATCTCAGCATCCGAACCTACTTCTCCTATTCCAGTATCATAAGGTCTATCTAAAATTACATTTTTTATTTTAGTAATTCTATTGATTGCTCTTTTTATAAAGTTTATATTGTACCCATCACTACTATCTTTTCTATCATCCAAGACTACTCTATTGGGATTTAAATCTGGTCTATATAATGTATCAGGACTATAGTTTGGATTGTTTAAAGTGTTAATTGGTCCTAAGTAATAAAACTTACTACCAAGGTTCATATAGATTACGGAATCACCACGAGTTATTGAATCAGCAAAACCACGTAACAGGGGTTGAGCCAATACCATTCCCTTTAAAGAATTTGATGGTAAAGCAAAATCTAAATGACCGCCATAAGTTGGTCTTAAAAGAATACATTGACTTACATCGGAAGGAGCGCCATATACGGGATAACCAAATGAATCCAAATCACTTGATTCCAATACTACTTTTTCTACGTGACCATGATGGAAAGTAAACTCTGGTCCAAAACTTGTGTCTTGATTTACCTGACCAAGAACATTTGATCGTTGAGGATTAATTCTATTAGACATGATTACGAACTATACTTTTCTTTAATTTTACTTATATCAATATCATCGGATTTTTTTTGTATTTCCGCAGCAGCATCTTCAAGTGAATTCATCAATTCTTCTTTTTCATCTTCACTTAATAAACCAACATCACTATCATCAACTACTTGATGTTTGCTCATGATACGTTGAATTACGGTTGCTAACTTTAATAAATTATCATCATTCTTGACACCTACGTCAAGAAGTTCTTTTAATATAGGACCCACGATGGCAATGTCCTCAATGCCTTGTATGTAACCATGCACCTCTTGGACTAAAAGCTCAATCTGAGTTTTCTTTAGTTTAGAGTTCTCGTATATCTCTTGGGATAAATCAGAGAAATTCTTATCACCGAATATTTTAAAGTCTTTTTCCATAACATTCTATTAATAAATATAGAACGATTAGAAAGTTGTTACAAAGAACCTGTGCTTATTAAATTGTCTATGTGTCCTTTAATAAGAACTTCATGTCGTATTTTTGGATATATTTTACGAAACACATTTGATATTTGAGTTATCTTAGATGTCTTTACATCTGTCATTTCTCTAATCATTATATATAAAGCTTTCTTATTGAAGTTATCAATGTTATTCTTATTCCGACATAGAAACAATATTGATTCAGCAACGTCTTTATCATGCTGTTTAGGAAATAGAGTTTCTAAGTTGTTTTCAAAATAAGTTAATGTCTTTTTAAATACATCAGATGAAGGTGATTTTTCTATAACTTCATCATCAACACCGTGGGTATATAGAGTATCGATATCATCGTGGATTTTTAACTTCTTATAGTTAGCATTATTATTCAATATAAGATAATTTTTAGCAACTACACTAAAATAACTAAATGCTTTACTGCCTTTAGTCTCATCAAATTTATGGATATTAATAACTAAATTAGAAACTACTTCTTCCTGTAGGTCTCGGAAACCATAACTGAAGTAACTAAACTTAAAGGTATTGATTATATTTTCTGCTAACTTTAAGAAAGCAGTATGAATCTCTTCCGTGTATACTTTATGTCTGAATGGTATATCATCGGACCTGTTATATTTTACAATCGCATCATGTACTGGCGTACCAAAATATATCTTACTTTTCTTTTTTCTCTTCTTTACTATCTTTTTTACTACTTTCTTTGCTGCCATCATCAACCTCAGTTTCAAATAATTGTTCTAGTTGTTTTCCGAGTTGTTTGACTTCTTGAAAAAAGAAGCCAACTTCATCATCAGACTCGAATGTACCCTTATCGTCTATTAGTTTAAGTTGATGTTTTATTGATTCTATAGTAGTGTTTATGTTTAGTATTATTAATTCGTAGTTAGTTATTCGTTTCAATGCGTAGAAAGTTATTACACTTGTACAGAGTGCAATAATTCCAAATAAAACCGTTATTATGTAATGTAACAATTAAGACTCTTCTTCTATTATTTTTATTTCTTCTTCTACTTTTTCTATTACGTTGCTTAGATAAGTTAAATCTTTATCTTCTTCAATTATTAATAATAAATCTCGTATTTCTTGTAGAAATGCTAAAAATTCATCCATTAAGATTCACCAACAATTTGATTCATTAATTCCCTAGCATCATCATCATCAAAATCATATTCATTTTTTTCTAACTCATCATCAACCAAATGTCGCAATTCCGAATATTTGTTTTTTACTGCATCAACCATTTCCATATCTTCACCCTCCAAGATATCCAATACGTCATTTAAATTATCATTTAATTCTAATAATCTTTTTTTAACTTTATAGAACATTTCTTTATGTTGGTGTTGTGCAAATTCTAATTTATCTAATCTAGTCATGATGGTGGTTATGACATCCACGATTTCTTTTTGTGTAGTTTTCATATCTATCCATAAATAGTACCATATTAATAAAAATCATTTAGGATTTAAGTGTTATTGATATACATCCATTCCAGCATCACCAAGTGTTTCTAATTCTCCACGTTATCGCTATCGGAATAATTATCCATACCTGTATCTTCGAGTTCATCTTCATTATAGTATTCAAGATTTACTCTTTTATTGTTTTTGTAATTAGGATCAGATTTTATTGTTTTTTTGTCAAGTGATCTCATTTGTTTTTTATCATTATTAGTTAGCATACAATCTTTCATAAATTGTTTCATGTCTATTTTCGTTTTCATTATTAACCTCTTATGTTTTAATTTTTAGGGGCGTAGAAGAAAGGAAGAAAGAACTACACCCCATATAGAACCTCTATTGAGATTCAATTCTTTGGAGAACGATAACCTATTTGTTTATCCGATATAATATACAACTTAATTACATTAAAGTCAAGCATTATTTTTATTATTTTTCATATCTCGTTTAGTTTTTTTCTTATGACATGGACGGCATAAGGTTTGCATATTATTTAATTCATAGTAAGACCAATCTAACTTATTGGCTTTGATTCCCTTTTGTTCCATTAATGGTTTAACGTGGTCTAAGTCCCAAGTACGCCTGGTACATTGTTCTCCACAATCATTACACTTCCCTTTGTCTCGTTTCCATATATGTTTTCTAGCTTCACTTGAATGATAGATAATCATATAGTCTGTAGCACAATCTTGATGCCAAGTCTTACGAGTATTATGTACTTTATTCTCTATAATCTTTTTACCACACCAACGACATGTTCCTTTTTCTTGAACGTAGTAAGAATTAGGTTTAGGTGGCATACGAAAGTTACCATCCCACTTTTCTTTCTTTTTACCAAATGTTTTTTTATGCCTCCTACCGAATTTACTTAATGGCATTACAAATTCTTATATACTCGTTTTACATAAAAGTTATTCTTAATATAATTTGAACTATATTTTCTCGTAACGGTAGGACCATGACTATAAGCCGTAAGTGTGGATTCCATATCACCAAAGTGATTATTCAGATGAGATAAGTATTTAATACCAACCGTTACATTAATATAAGGATCAAATAAATCATTTTTATGAGTATTGAATTCTGACATAGCAGTTTCAGGTAATATTTGCATCAATCCCATAGCACCAACGCTTGATATAGCTCTATGATTCCAATTTGATTCGGTTTGTATTACGGCTTTAACCATTCCATAATCCACACCATACTCATCACATAAGGCATTGACATAAATCAATAGATGTTTGAGTTTAGATTTATTCAAAGAAGAGTTAATCTCATTTGATTCTAATTCAAAGTTACCTCTGATTATCGGATCACTAACCAAATGAACTATGGTTTCTGTTTTGATTATGGGTGATGTATAAGTATATTCTCTATACAACATAACAGATAAAGAAGTTAACATTACACCTAGCAAGAAGTGTTGTCTATCACTTAGCATCTAATTTTCCCTTTGGTTGTTCTAGTTTCTTAAAAAACTTTAATTCTTTTGATGACATCATTTTTAATTCAGATAAGTTATCCATTATCTTACCTTTTTGTACTAAAGATATTTTATCTTCCGAGTATAACTTATTGAGTTTTTCTTGAGCCCGATAGTATCCGAATTTCATGAATTCTTTTACGATGATGTGATAAATTGAGTCTGTTTCCATTTGAGAGAACTTCTTTGAAATTTTTTTTGAGAGTCTTTTCGTTGGTTATTTCTTATATATATTGGCTTTATTATTTCGCACTCTTCGAATATGATTTAATTTCGCACTCATAGTATCATTCAATACTACAACATCAAATTCATATCTCTTCCACATTTCATTCAATTGTTTTAAAGTTGATTTAGTATAAATAACCGTATCGTCATTAAGAATCGTATCATGTAGGGCATCTACGTGTTCCCAATCACTACGCTTCCAGACGATTTTACCATCCGAATTTTTCCTTTCGACATAATTACCCATATTTTCATAACCATTTTTCTCACACCAATCTTCAATGCGAGTTCTCAAGGATTTTAATTTTTTTAATAATGTTTGTCTTTTCAATTATAATGGATTTACTACAGGTGTATTCATGACTTCTTCTAATTCTTTTCCAGATATAACTTTATCTTCATCCAATAGAGTTCTTTCGATTTCATCTTTAAGATTATACACGTCATTTCGTGCACCATCTATATAAGACTTGCCTTCTGAAACACCTTCCCATTCTGGCAAAGAATAGTAAGCGTCATCTAAATGACCTTCTATTTCTACTAACGTGTTTAATATTTCTTTTAATGTCATTGTTTTTTTCCTTTTCTTAACACCTAATAATACGACAAAATAATGACAAAGTCAAGCATTATTTTTAAGTTTTTTAAAATAATTTAAAACTTTATTTCGAGTATATTTAATTTTATGACTTAATGGAATAGGTCTAGTTCCCCTTATCCACCAATGCAATTTACCATTAGAATCTTCAAATGATTCCCAACCACATTTCTTCCATATGCATTTCCATTGATGTCTATCGGTATATTTGACAAATGGTTTCATAGCCCAACCACAATGACA